GCGAAACGCATATGACATATGATGATAAGTCATCATATCATTTGACGTATGATCATATGATCACTTTACATAATACGTAAGACGTATGATGACTTGTGTACGCAACGCGTTGATAGCGTGTATGGACGCAACGCGTTAGCGCCGTACACGTACGCAACGCGTTAGCAGTGTATCGCCAAACGTGTATAGGAATATATGTCGGTGTCACTACGAGAGCGTATATAATAGCAATCATATACCCTTGACACAGTGTTATTAGGAACAACGTTCTCACGTGTATAAGTTGTACACCATACGCGTGTGCGACACTATGACCTATTGACAAGCTTAGTGTATAGGCTGACAGTATAGTAAAGTACATATATGCAACAGTACAGTATAGATGTGTGACATATATGCAACAGTCAAGCATTGACAGGCAATTTTGGAAAATCGACCCCCATGGGAGGCGATTCCTACAACCCCAGGTTGCGCTCTTCGCGGTCCTATCTCAATCCGCGATCCCCCCAAAAATTCCGCGAAAATCTCCCAAAAAGTATTTTGGCCCCCCACCCACTTTATGGTAATCCGTCCTGATGACCTGTTCAGCCTGCAAGGCCAACAAACGAGCCGGGGTGGTCAACTGGCGCTGCCCCAAGCACGTCGCCATGCGAGCCGCCGAGAAGCGCCGGTACAAGGATCGTAGATTGGCTGTTGGACTGCCAGCGGAGCCGGAAGCCGTCAGGAGGGCGCGTAGACGGCGCGAGGCTAGGAGAGAAGCCCGACTAGCCGCAGAAGCGAGAAACCTCTTGGCCGCGTTCCCTGCCCCGCCGCGCCCGTCCTCACCCATGGAGGTTCGACGCCATCGCTGCGCCAAGTGCTGCGAACGGCAGGAAGTCGGAATGCTGTGGTGCGAACGCCACCGATAAGCTATAAACGTGTTGGAGGGATAATCCCTCAGACCGTGGCGGGCGGCTCCTCCCGACTAGGGAACCCAGTTCAACTACCGCCAAAGGATGGAATGTGTTGTCTGCCTGAACCAACTGAGCCGCTAAACGCGGCTCTTTTCTTTTTGACAGGAATGTCAGTTAATACAGGTCGCGGATGTCCTCTTCAATTTCCGTACCAGAGGTTATTACGTCAATGTCAATGACATTAGGGTGGTCAAGAGCAGGAATGTCATTGACCACAACGTCAATGACAGAACCCTGCGCCCTAGCTTTCGCTTTTTGTAACGCGTCCAATACCTCCCTGTCAGCCGTCAGATGGTGTTCGACTGTCGAGTGTGCGCCATACGCCTTCTGCCTTCTCCTCTCTAAAAGCCATTTGATGTTGCTGCTGACCACACTCGCTTCTTTCGGGTCTTCAACACCGTAGATGTGGTGGTTGAATATGTTGGGTAGGGCTTCTGCCATCAGGTCGTAAAGCCGATCTTCGGCTTCCTGCCTTAGCATACTCAGTTGCGGGTACTTCTTCGTGTATGTGACAAACGTGCTGTACGCCAGTCCCTGTTCGTCGCAGGCTACTGTCGGGACTTTACCCCGACTGATCTTGTCCAGTGCGCCTAACACGTCGGCCATTATGTCGTACGGAACCGTCATCGCTCAACTCCTCTAGGCGTTTGATTGTATCAGTGACTAAAGCCCGCCAACTCTCTGGTTGGTCTATGTTGATCATGATCAGGATCTTCAGTAGGTGAAGACCAGATATAATCTCTTGGTCAGAATGTGAACTCGTCATACTCCACCTGTGCTTGGTTTCTCTGCGCCCGCCATCCCAGCCCGATATCACGTCTCACCACGTTGATTGCGAACGTCAGCATGAACGCGTCGGCCCTATCTGGCGAATGCTCGCCTGTCCGCGACTTGTATAGCTCCTTGCTCTCCATCTTCAGCTTCTGTTCAAACCGGTCGTAGCTATACTGAAGGCCGGTCAGTTGCTGAAAGAACTCGTCATCATCGTCTATACAGCCATTGTCCACCAACCACTCTTTCCCAAGATGCCATATCTCGTCCCGCTTCCTGTAATACATCTCAGGCTTCGACGACATTGCACCGGGCCAGAACTCGAAGACCTTGATGTGGAAATTCTCCCGTAGCTGGTCTATGACCCCATCGCCCCCACCGGGCGCTTCAACCACAACTGCGTCAGGGTGGTGTTGCTGGTATTCCCGTACGATGACCTTGGTTAGTTGGACTGTCGATAGTCCCTTAAAAATTAACCTCTTCCTCGTCCTTGCGTCTCGTCCTTGCCGGTATGCGATAACAATCTCGTCGCCTCCATATCTCGCCACATCCACAGCCATAATGAGGGCTGCGGCGGGATCGATATGTAGCTCTCTTGTCTGAGCATCCCTTGCCAAATCCTTACCAATAAACTCGTTGAATGCTTGGTGCGGAAATTGTCCATAGACGCGAACTCTGGCTTCATCGCTGTCCGCTCCATACATCGTTATGATGTCGTTCAGTGCCGACTTATTGGTATGAGATACATCACGACTATCCACAAATTCAAGATCATACATACCACTGTGCTTATCAAAGCAATCAGCAAATTCGCCAGTTGGTTGTGTTGGGTTGCCAAATGCCAGAAAGAACACTTCTCCATCTGTGGTGGCTCCAACGGCGGCTTCCCATATTTTGGGGTGAATGCCTGATGCTTCATCAAATACCATGAGGACGGTGCTCTCTGCGTTGTGTAGCCCTTGAAAGGCTTCAACATTGTCTTCTCCCACGGTCATTGCCGTCATCATGTAGTTTTTGCGCTCTTGTTCCGGCACAAGTGCCGAGCTATACGACGTGGCTTGCCAGTTGAACCACCGCTTAAAGAGGAACAACTTATGCCACTTGGCCAGTTCCGGCCATGTCTTATCTTCTAGCTGTTTTTGCGTGTTTGCGGTAATGACGCCTCTTGCCATAGCTCGTGTCGCCATCACCCACTGGATTATCCACGCGACCAATGCGCTCTTTCCAACTCCGTGACCAGAACTCCTGGCGCTTCGCCACACCAGCGGTTCCAAACCTAGACCAATCCGTAAGTCGTTCTCCTTTACGTGTTTCCCGATTTTCAATAACAAACGCTTTTGCCATGGCTCTGGTCCCTGTCGTTTACCCAGTGGGTTATATGTGCCGTCAGGCAGGATTGGTTCACCCCACGGGTAGGCTATCATCACAAACCCATATGGGTCATCGCGGTACTTCGCGGCGAACTCAGCAAGTTGCTTGTCGGTCGAAGATTGATCCATTGTGTGTCCAACGCGTTGGGTGTATGTAGCCCCCAGCGTATTCCGGTAACGCGTTTGTCACAAGGATCAGCCAATGGGCTTCCTTTTCGGCGGGGGTTCTTCCAAGAAGGCTCCCCCGCCCACGCCTGCCCCACCGCCGCCAACGCGACAAGGCAACCCTGTCCTCGATGCGGTGTCGTTCGCCCAGTACAAGAAAACACGTGGGCAGACAGGGAAGTCATACGCGTCAGCCGTCATGGGTGGTGGAGCGCCTAACCCCACCAAGTCGTATACGGCGGGGTTGTTCTCTTCTGCGGGCGGGGGTGTATGATGGCTTATGAGGGCGCAAATATAGTCTCGATATCGCGGCTAGGCAGTAGCGACCGGCCAAATCCGAAGGATGTTTTATCACAATACAGCGAGGCGAAAGACCTACGCTCGCCGTACGAACAAGATTGGAAGATGAATGCGGCGTTCTGCCTGCCTAGACACTACACTGGTTGGCAGACAAGTGAAGCAATCACTAACCCTAGTTCAAGGGATGTAAAGCGTTATGCCTATGATGCAACGGCCGCAAGGGCGCTCCCCAAATGGTCAGCCATTCTCCGTAGGCTGGCTACGCCGGATGGACACAAATGGGAACGGCTCACAGCCTCAGACCCCTACCTCCGTGAGCAATATAACGTCAGAGCCTATTTCGACGCCCTTACTGATACGTTATTTAAACTACGCTATGATCCGCGAGCCATGTTCTCCCAGTCTGTGGATGAAACGTATCTCGGACTTGGTTGTTATGGCACTGCGCCCGTAAGGATGAAATGGCGTACCAAGAAGTCGTACGACATGCGTGGTGGATTGGCTTACAAGGCTATGCCGCTGCGCGATATGTTCCCACTTGCAGACGGGGATGGCATAATTGACACGATGTTCGTCAGGCTTTGGCGCACGGCCACGCAACTACAAAAAGAGTTCAGACACGAAGACCTCCCGAAAGCAATCAAGGCTGAACTTGCGAAGGCAGTCCCGAGCAATACACGCTTCTTTGAAATTGTACATGCCGTGTTTCCGCGCAATCTCGGACGGTACGACCCGGAGAGCATCACTACCGATCGTCACCCATTCGTCGGCTGTTTTATCAGTGTGGAAGACGCTGAGTATGTGGGGCCGGAAGACGGGTTTGCGTGCTTTCCTTATCTCGTACCTAGGACGGCGACAGAGCCGGGCGGTTTATTTGGTTTCTCGCCAGCGCAACAGTGTTCGCCTGCCATGGGATCAGTGAATGCAATGAAGAAAAGTATGCTACGGCTCAGCCAGAAGAAGGCTGACCCGACACTTCTTGCATCGGACGACGGGGTATTGAGTGGACGGCTGGGTCTAACGCCGGGGTTCGTAAACTATGGCGCAGTCAACGCGCAAGGAGCGCCTCTTGTCCACGCGTTGGAGACAGGCGATCTTAATCCGGCCAAAGAGATACTGGCTGACGAGCGTGGCGATATCAACGACGCGTTCTTGGTGACGCTTTTCCAAATTCTCATGGACACGCCCGAAATGACGGCTACCGAAGTCATCGAACGCGTGGCCGAGAAGGCGGCTCTGGCGGCTCCAACCATGGGGCGGCTACAGTCGGGCCTACTGGGGCCGGAAGTCGAGCGTGCGCTCGTCCTGATCAACGAGAACGCCCCTCACATGCTGCCCCCCATGCCCCCGGAACTGATCGAGGCGAAGGGCGAGTATGAGATCATCTACACGTCGCCGCTGGCCAAGGGCCTCCATGCTGAAGAAGATGCTGGGTTCCTGTACATGGTACAGTCAAGCATCGAAGTTGCTTCGGCGACCGGTGATCCATCAGCCTTGGACCACTATAATTTTGACGTGGCAATACCGGAGTTGGCCGAGCATCGCAGCGTACCAACGCGTTGGATGCACACGCCGGAAGAGCTACAGGCAGTGAGGGATCAACGCGAACAGGCCAAGCAGCAACAGCAAGCCGTGGACGTTGCGCCAGCCGGGGCGACGGTGGCGGCGGCAGGGATCAAAGCACAGCCGGGGTTAGCTGGTGGCTGAAGATAGTCTTGAACTGGCAGACCCCCTTGACCCCTTTGACGTGGCCACAGCGCATAGCGTTACGCGCGAGAAGGTGGAAGACGAGACAGCAAGGACGCAAGCTGCACTCAGAGCGAGGCAAGGTGCCTACATACGCCTATTTTCTGACCGGCCTATTGCTGGCGATGCTGCTTTTGTTTTGGCTGATCTACGAAAGTTTTGTAGGGGCGGGACGACCCCATGGAACGAGGATGCAAGGGTTCACGCGTTACTCACTGGGCGTAACGAGGTACATATGCGTATAGTTCAACACACGACTATGCAGTTTGACGAGCTATGGGAACTGCTAAGTGAGGGTAAGACATGAGTAGTGGTGGTGTACCAAGCAACGGTGGGGGAACCGGTGGGGCTGGTGGAACTGATGCGGGGCCAACTGCGCCTTGGTCTGGTTTGCCTGAAGGCCAGATTTGGACTGTCGGCGACAAGCCGTGGTACGAGACGGCTTTACCAGATGGCGCGGCAAAGGAATTATTCCGTTCAAAGAAGTATGCGAACCCGTCAGTCGTGGCAACGTCATATGCGGAACTAGAGCGGGTTAATGCATCACGCGACGACAGTAAGATGGTTCGCATTCCAGACGAGAATGCGAAGCCAGAGGATTGGAATGCGGTCTATGAGAAGCTGGGCAGACCCAAAGACCCAACGGGTTATAAGGATGTCAAGTGGGGCGACAAGGCTGACCCACAGATGGTGGAGTTTGGACAGAACCTTGCGTTCAAGCTGGGTCTGTCGCCCAAAGCCGTCGAAGGCGTTATGGTCACGGAATGGAATGCGTTTGTGCAGAAGGCCAATGAGAAGGCCGCACAGTCGCAGGCTGAGCAAGGCCAAGCAGCCGTCAACGAGTTGAAAACGTCATGGAAAGGCGACTTCGACGCCAACCTGAACAAAGGTCGCCAGATCATGGCGGCTTTAGACAGAGCCGGGTTCAGCGATGCCGACATGGCAGTGGTTGAGCAACACATCGGCATAGCGCCAGTGATCAAACTACTGGCAACGATTGGTAAGCTATCAGGAGAGGGTAAGTTCATGGACGGCGGACCTAGCGGCGGTGGCGTAACAGACCCGGCAAACATGACACCGGAACAGGCCAAAGCCACGATCATGCAGAAGACCATGGATCAAGCCTTTCAAAAAACCTACATGAACAAGACGGAACCGGGACACCCCGAAGCCGTTAAGCTTATGGAGGGACTGTATCTGAAAGCTGGTCAGTTGATGGGCGGAGCAGCCCGATAGGAGAAGACCATGGCAGCAAAAGGGACGACAAAGAATAAGACCACCGTGAAAGACAGCACGGTGGATGCCAATATGGAGAAGGCTGAGCAGTGGTGGTACAATCTCACCAACACTGAGCAAGACCCTTTCCGCGACAAGTTCACTTCGCCGTATGCACCAACTAACGATGATATTCTCGCGGCGTATATGGAGACGCACGAAGAGAATGGTGCGTTGAAACCGGCAACGCAGGAACAGGCTCTTGCGTGGTGGCAGAACCTGAGCCGGGATGAACGGGCGGCGTTGCGTGACAAGTTTGAAGACCCGCCTGAAGACGTGATGGAAATGTATGATACCGTGCATAAGACGGCTGGCACGCCAGAGCAACAGGCGACCGGCGACGAACCGCCAACCGTGCAGCCCGCCACGCCCTACGCGTCGGCGACCAATCACGAACTGATGCGGAACGACGCGATACCGGGCGAGACTGCGGCTCTGTATGAGCAATCGCCCATTCCGGGTGGGTATCAGCCACCGGAGCCGCCGCCACTCCCGTAAGCCTTAGCCAATGGGGCTTGCGGGCTAGTTCATGGCTTATCGCACTGAGCCGTGAGCGGTAAAGGGGATCGGGAAATACTAGTCATCCCCGGTCCCCTTGCCTTGTCTGGCAAACGCGTTTATAGCGTAATTCGCGGGAGCCTACTCGGACACCTCCTGTCATCCACAGCTTGAAGATCAACCCGTCAGCGTGACGTTCACGCGGCGTGCGCTGACAAAGCACCGGAGACAGGGCAGATGCCCGAAACAATAGCTCAATATTCAATCCCTGAAGCACACGTGTATATGTTCACGGACAATATCCGTGCAACGATTGCCCGTGCTGGCGGTCTTGTGTTCCCGTATGTGGCACATGGCAGCTATTCCGGCGAACGTGTTCAGGTGGTCAACTTCATCGGACCAGTTGAGTTCATCATTCGTGACACTGTTTACAGTGATACGAAGCTGACGGAACTCGAACACACCAGCCGCTGGATTAGCGGACAGGAATACGACGTGGCAGTCCTGATCGACAGGCTTGACACGTTGAAGATGATCTACGATCCGACTTCACCCTATGTCGAGCGGTTCAGGCAGGCGCATGAGCGTCGGCGTGACCAGATCGTGGTGGACGCGTTCTTTGCAGACGCTAAGGCAGGCAAAGACGCCAACGTCACCATGTCCTACAAGGCGGCGAATACGGTAGCCGTTGGCTCGACCGGCTTCACCGTCGCCAAGCTGCGGTCGCTTCGCAAGCTGATGAAGAAGCGCAACCTTGATCTGCGCTCGATCAAGCCGGGTATTCTGATCAACGCCGAAGGCATTGATGACCTCTTGGGGGATACCAACGCCGCAGGCGTCGGGACCACCACATCGTCCGACTATGCCGCAATCAAGGCATTGGTGGATGGCGAGATCAACTACTTCATGGGGTTCAACCTGATCCCATACGAGGACTACAATGGTAGGGGTATCCCGTACGTAGCGGGATCGACTACCGTACGGCATTCCCCGTGCTGGGTGCCGGATGGAATGCAGTATGGTACTTGGCAGGACTTGACGATCACGATCAGCAACCGTCCTGACAAGAATAACATCAAGCAAATCCACGCCACCTTCACGGCAGGCGCGGTGCGGCTGGAAGAAGACAAGGTGTTTGCACTGGACTGGGACGAGAGCGTCACGCCATAAACTGTGGCACCGGGCTGTCCGGTGGGCAATCACGCCCACCGGATGTTTGTTCGACACAAGGAACTGACAAATGGCTATTCAGGTCTATGATCCGCTTAGTGCGGCACCAACCGCTATCAAGCGACCGATTGACGAGCATGGCAAGCTGCGGACGATCTACAAGAAATTCACGACAGCCATTCTTGGCGATATCGGCAGCACGTTCAATCTAGGAAGGCTTCCGCCCGGTGCGGTAAGGCTTTGGTATCCGGGTTGCTTCTATTCATCGTCGGCGTTCGGTGCCGGTGCGGTGATCAATATCGGCTATGCCACGTATCGGTCCAAGCAGGATGGCAACGTTGCCAACGACGGCATGGAGCCAGCCAGCAACAACGCGTTGGCGGCAGCTTTGACCGTGGCGGCGGCTGGTGGGCGTCTGCCGTGGTCCGCCACGCTGATGAAGTGGGATTTCTACAGCCTCGCCGGGGTGGACGTGATCGCTACGCTGGCGGGCGCGGGCGTCCCGGCTGCGGCAACCTTGGAAGTGATGTACGCCTACATCTACGAGTAGTAGACGACGGGCGCTACGAAGCGGGAGTCCCAAGAATGCCTACCATGAAAGACGTGTGTAATCAGGGTCTAGGCAAACTTGGGGCTTCACGCGTAAACAACTTATCACCACCGGTCAGCACGCTGGAAGTCAAGTGTGCGAGTGAATACCCCCAGTGGAAAGCCAGTGAGATTAAGAAGCGCCGCTGGGTGTTTGCAACGACGCTATTAAGCCTGTCAGCACTGACCACCACCGTAGTAAGCCCGTCAGATGGGCGAATGTACAAGTTCGCCGTACCCGGTGACATGCTGAGGCCAATCAGGCAAAAGAACACCACGTGGGTGCAACGTGGGCAGTTCCTGTATGACTACACTAACTTGATCAATTTGGAGTACATTCGCAACGTTCCCGACAATGAACTGACAGACGTGTCCTTTGTGGACGTGTTGGCGTGCCGGGTGGCAGTCGAGTGTGCCGAGCTAGCTAGCCAATCACCGGGCAAGAAGCGGGATGCGGTGGTCATGCTCAAGGACGCCGAAGACGAGGCTGGGCGCATGAATGCGTTCACCCTTGAGCCACATGAAACTGGCGGCGACGATAGCGCCTACACGTGGGACAATGCCCGCGCACAGCCCGAGTGGAGCGGTTTGTAATGGCGAAGGCGTCCACGCAACAAAACATCTTTGAAGGCGAGCTATCTCCACTAGCTGAAGGCAGAACCGACATAGACCGCTATGTGCGCGGTATGCGGTATCTGTCCAATATGGTTCCCTGTCGCACAGGACCGGCCATAGGCCGGTCAGGCACATTCTTTGAGAACAAGTGCGCTGAGCCAGCCTACCCATCGAAACTACTGGATTTCGAGTACAACGAGGACGAAGCCCTCATACTGGAGTTCAGCCACTATAAGCTACGTTTTTATTTCGAGTACGGTGGTGTGTATGCACACCGTGAAGCGGTAGTTTCGGCAATCAACAGCATTAACCCGTTCACGTATACCGCGCCCGGTACGGATGTAGTTGTGGGCGAGAGTGTTGTTTTCAGCAAATTCCCAGCAACGTACAATGTCAACGGCGTGGTTGCCAAAGTGACTAACGTGGCTGGGTCCGTTGTCACTACGGATTATGTGGCCAATGCGGGTTTATACGCTCCCAACTCGGCGGTGGCAGCGGTGGTGTATGAGGTAGTCACCCCGTACCCCCGTGACGATGTGCAGAACATACGATTAGTCCAAGAGTTGAATATTTGCTATTTGTTCTGCTTCAAGGCCAACGGTACTGGCGACTACCCCATGTATCAGCTTCAGCGGCTGGATACTTTTAACTGGCCACTTACGCGTATACCGTTGCGAGACGGTCCATATATGGACATAAATATCGAAGATACGTTCATGATACCTACGGGCAAAGGCACGTGGGTTCCCGACATGACCGGACCCAGCCTACCAACCGGTGATGCTTCGGCAAGTTCACAGATTGCCGGTCATGAGGCGTGGCGTGCATTTGATGGCAACCTTGATAGCTATTGGGAGAGTAATGTATCGCAATCAGGTATACTCGTATATGCCTTTGAAACAGGGTTTGTGAACCAGCTACCGGTGTTCAGTGCCGCAACATCCGGGCCAATGACCATATCTTCAAGCAGTTCTGAACCCGGTATGGCTCCATGGCACTTGTCGGACGCGAATGGCGGTACGGATTGGCACTCAGGCGCGGCATTGCCCGAGTGGTGGCAAGTCGATCTTGGTTCGTCCAACACAGTGCTTTCCTACATACTGCGAGCCAGCCTTAACCGGGAGGAGTACGCGCCCCGCGATTGGCAGCTACAAGGCGGAAACAGCGCGACCGGTCCATGGACGACGGTGGACAATCGCGTTGGTTGGACGTGGGATAGTGGGCAGCAACGCGTTTTTCACGTAGCCTCACCAGCCGCTTTTCGTTTTTACCGCATAAACATAACAGCGGTCAATCGGCAGCATGTGACGGTGGTTCACCCGGCTGTCGGCACACCCGGCAAGAAGGGTTATGTGCCACGGTATACGACGACGGCTTTGACACCCAACCGGGGTGGGCTGTCTCAGGTGCAAATGAGCTACGGATTTGGTGGGCCAAAGGTAGTTGATGGCTATACGATCTATCTTGGACGATACAATAAGACCCAAGACGTGATCGATCACGCACCCAAGACGTGGTATTTCGAGGGTTCGCCAAGTGCGGCCAGCACCACGGATTGGAAGATACTGGATACACGGCAGAACTACACAGCTTGGGGCAACTACCGTTCACAATATTTTCCGCTCAAGAACCCAGCCGTATACAAGCGGTATCGTCTCAGGATAACGACAGTCCAGAAGCCGGGGAATATCAACCCACGTGTTGGCAAGCTGGTCATGTCATCGCCAGACACGCCACCCGTCACCCTTCGCGCAACGAGCAAAGTGGGCATAAACGACGGGCGCGGCTTTTTACCGACAGATGTTGGCAGGCTAATACGTCTTCGCGATGCGGACGAGTTTTGGCGCTGGGTGAAAATCTCTGCCGTCACTGATCCGACACACATAACGCTCAGCCTGACCAAAGACCCGCTGATCTTGGAAGCCCAAGTCAAGTTCTGGCGGCTTGGGCTGTGGTCAGACACGACGGGCTACCCCACGTGTGGGTGTATCCATGAAGACAGGCTGTTTGTCGGAGGGGCAAAAGGTTTCCCCGACACCGTGGTTGGGTCTTTTACGGGTAATCACACCTTCTTTCAGCAGTCAAGCGTGTTTGATGAAGTGCTTGACACCCACGCAATCGTTGCGCGGGCCAATAACCGGTATATGTCACGCATAGTGTGGATCAAGTCGGCGGAAGAAGCCTTGCGCGTGGGTACGGGCAAGTACGAGTTCATCCTGACAGCCCCGACTGATCAGGCATTGAGTGCCAGAAACATGAAAGCCCGTACGACCACCAAGCGCGGCAGTGCGATACATGAGCCTGCGATAGTTGATAATGACGTGGTATTCCTCCAGAAGAGCCGACGTGCGCTTTATTCCCACACATTCAGAACAAGTGCGGCGGATGTGGCTGGTTCCTACCACGCGCCTCTGATGAGTAAGATGGGTGGCCACTTGATGGAGCCGGAAGTTGTCCAAGTCGTGTATCAGCAAGAGCCGCACAGCGTCATTTGGGGCCGACGCGTGGACGGATCAGTCGCTGCAATGACCTACTCCAACGACGATGACATATTTGGGGGTCATAGGCACGATTTTGGTGGCTCCGTGAAAGACCTATGTACTGTCAACAGCCCAACAGACCAGCAAGATAGCCTCTGGATGGTGGTCATGAGGACTGTCGATGGTCAGGACGTTCACTACATCGAGCGTTTGTTTAGGTTTTGGGATTTTGGAGACGAGCTTAGCGACGATGCCACAATGGTTGATAGCTCTCTGCGGTATTATGGTACTAATCCTACTGATAAGGTGTATGGTCTGAGGCATATGGAAGGTCAGCTACTGACCGTGCTGGCTGATGACATCGTTTATAGCTCCGTTGGACCGGTCACGAATGGTATGCTCCAGCTTGATAGGCCAGCGACCACCATTGTCGTGGGTCTGCCCCTCGTCATGGAAGGTGAAATCATCGCGTCCGAGCTAGGCGCACAGGATGGAACCGCGCAGGGCAAGAGTAAACGCCCTCACAGCGTGGTTATGAGGCTGTGGCAGAGCGCCGGGGGTGAAGTTGGCCGTTGGGACGAGGATCACGGCGAACTCATGTGGACGCCAATCGAGTATAACTACCCGGCAAACGGTATGGTGCCAACTACGACGCTCAGAACTGCACTGAGCAACACCACCGTGCTGCCGGGTGGTTATGGGACGCTTGGAACGGTCAGGTTCAGGCAAACAGACCCGGTTCCATTCAATGTCGTGGGTGTATACCCACAGACATACGTGGAGGATGAGCGTTGATCAGGTTTTTGCCGTGTCAGGCATGGCATATCAAGCTGATCGAGCCGCAAGATGCTCAGACTGATGAAAAAGTATGGGCTGAACAGATCGATGACGACGTTGTGGCCAACTCGTTGGCCATGTCTTGTTGGGTAAACGACCAATGCGTTGCTGCGGCAGGCATAAGGCCCATCTGGACGGGTAGAGCCTTCGCTTGGTCGCTTTTAGGTAAGCATTCGGGGCCTGCGATGCCAGCGATCGCTCGAAAACTTCGCTTTGTCCTCGCCACATGGCCGGGAAACCGGGTGGAGATGACCGTGCGTGAGAGTTTTGCGGCGGGGTGTCGTCTGGCACTGCTTTTGGGCTTTGAGCGCGAGGCGAGGCTCCCAAGCTTCTACCCGGATGGTTCAACCGCGTATTTGTTCACTCGCCTAAAGCACGAATAGAGGGAAAACGCCTGTGGGCGCGATAGGCGCAGTTCTCGGGGTAGTCGGCGGGATCGTGCAGGGCGTCGGGGCCATGCAGGCGCACCAAGCCGAAGCCGAAGCCCATGATTACAATGCAGCCGTAGCTGATCGCAACGCTGGGATCATACGTCAACAGACGGCAGTGACGATAGCAAATCAGCGGGATGCTGATGTGCGAGAAATGGCAAGCATACGGGGTATGTTTGCAAATATGGGCTTATCATTCACAGGATCAGCCACTGACCTGACATTCGACACGCTTAAAGAGAAAGAATTGGGTGTGGAGAGTATTGGCTATCGTGGTAGGCTAGCTGAGATTGAACAATTAGACAAAGCAGCATCGGAACGTATGGGTGCAAGTTCCCAGCGTGATGCAGCACCGCTCAGCCTTGTGGCTGGCATACTGAGTGGTGTTAGCAGTGGAATAGACAGCTATAGCAGGATGGCATAAATGGCCGCGATACCCCTCCCGGCACCGGCTGATGTCAAGCGTATCAGCGTGGAACGCGGCACACCAATGTCGGCGCGTTCTGGCGAGCAATATGGTGGGCCAGCGGCAGAGGCATTAGGACAGGTAGGCGCTGGGCTGCAACAGTTTGGCGCGGCAGTCACCGGCTTGCTGGCAAAGCAGAAGGCGCAACGGGATGATGAAAGCGTAGCGACAGCCCTACTTGGTAGCTCATACCAGAAGCGCAATAATGACCTTTTAATCAACTACCCCGATAAATCGGGTACTGGCTTGGTGGAAGCCGGTCAAGAAGATTATATGAAATTTGTCGAGGAGAAGACAAAAGAGTATGCCGCGACTGGTGCATCGGCGGCAGCGCAGCGGCAGTATAGGCTGGCACTTCTTGAGAAGGGGAAGGGGTATATTGATAGCAATGCGGTCGCTCAGAGTAAGATGGCAGAGGCTGATGCCGACACACAGTTAGACCGTGGTACGGCAACGATAATAAACGACATAGGTGCTCATGGGCTTATAAAGACGAGTGATCATGAGGCTGCGGTGGCGGCCGGTGTGGATGCTATCAACAAACGGGTTGGCCTGACACAGCATGAAAAAGAGGTCAAAATACTTGATCTCAAGAACAAAGCCGCCATCATGCATTTTAGCACAATACAGAAAAGTGCTAAGACACCGGCTGACCTACAAGCTGCAATAGCTGATCTGCATACAAAATATTGGACCGATCAGCTAGACACGCCAGACTATATGCGGATTGAAGGCGCGTTGGCGGCAACAGCGTCAGCCATGGGCCAGATCAGCGCAAGGTCGGCGGCTGATCCGCACGTGAATGCCATACGGCTTGATCCGACAAAGTACGATGCCGAGTTGGCGGCAGGCGAGAAAGCCATCCGAGAAACACCGGGTATTGAAGGGGCAGACGCAAACAAACAGGTGGATGACTTCAGGTCTGACGCCACGCGTATGTATTTTGAGGCGCTGGCTGAAGCCGCCTCAACAGCCGGTCAAGAGGGTCTGAAGAGCGGTAAGCTAAAGACTTCGGAAGAAGCATTGAAGGGCATAGAGGAGATAAAGGCCGAGCTACACAAAGACCCCCGGTGGTCTGCGACCATGACGCGCGAACAGATGGATAATTTGCTGGGCAATCTGGAAACGCGCGAGAATGGGCTTAATGCTGTATTCAACAAGGTACAGTCGGACTTGTTGGCAGCACATAATGCCAAAGTTACCGACATGCGGGAAACACTTAGCTCCGGCATGGCAAGCATAGCCGAGAGACAAACTGCCAACCAGCCTGTGCCACAAAGTGAAATTCAGGATGCTCTTGATTTGGGTGCTGCGCTCATAAAAGAGGGTGGCATGACGCCTGCGCTGTCAAGGTCGTATGCCACGATAGCCAACAAGGCCAAAGCGCAGGGTATAGTAGCGAATGCCAAGACTGTAGCTGATCTGGATGCTGCGGCAATAGCGATCACCAATGAAGGTCATCATGAGTTCAAGGTAAGTCCAGACGGCAAGACGATGGTGCATACGCCAACTGGGAAACATTCACCGGGTAGGACAGTATCCGCAACGGGTGACACCACGGGTGGATACGTCAACCCGGCAGTAGGGCGGCACCAACCCGGTGGTGCATCAGTAATAAAGGGTGACAGCGATCACGTACCAGTTACGGCTAACATTCGCGATGCCACGTCATTACGTGGTTTGCAGTCGCAAGCGTATACCGCAATGGAAGTAGCGTCAGCAAGCGCACATAGCCATGGCGTGGTCAGGCTTGAAGTCGTGGCTGGGCGTGGAGCGGGGCATTTGTCCCACGCTGGTGGCTACGATGTGGACTATATTGGCTTTCAAGCTGATGGTTCACCGTGGACACCCACCCAACGCGCACAAGTCGCGCGGGACATGATGCAGAAGGGCGGGGTGGATCGTATTGGCCTGTATGAAGGTGGAACGCACAGGAATGTGTTGCACGCAGGCATATCCCATGCGGGCTTCGGACCAGCCATGTGGGGTGCAGGCAATTTGACCGGTGGAGCGGCGTCACGGAACTATGTAGACCCCGAAAGCCGGAAGCTACTGGCAGAGTTCAGCGGTGGTCACGCAACAGGTGGGCGTTTTGTAGTCGGTACAAGGGGTGGCGGCAGTTTTTATGATGCATTATCAGGCTTTGAAGCTAGGGGGCAAAATGTTTCCAATACTGACAAGAAAACATCGTCAGGATGGGCGCGTGGGTATTTTCAGATAACAGATGGAACGTGGAGTGATAATGCCGGTAAGGGTATTTTAGCCAAGTATCCAACTGCTTCAGATGCGCCATACGACGTGCAAAAGCAAGTCGCTGACAGCTTGTTAATGAAAAGGTGGGCACCTGAAACATTAGATAAGATGCGAGCGGCAGGGTGGACAATAGACCCTGATAAGACTTTGGCCGAGAACGCAGCGGCTAACGGCGGTGGACCGAGTGGACCCGGTGGCGGTGGTATTACTGCCGGTCGGGCTGATACGTTGACGGTGCCACCGTCTTCGTTCACGCAAGCCCAACACGACCAGCTTCAGGTAGTGCAGACAGCAAGAGAACAGATGGTGAAGGGTCTGGACACGGACCTTATGACCACCGGGGCCAAGCTTTTGGGTGTAGAAGTTCCGCAGTTTGGTAGCCCAACGTATTTTAAGGACGCGCAGCAATTATACAATAAACTCGTAACGACGCATAATGCCACGACAGACCAGAAGAAGCCATTTACAGTGGAGCAAGCCGCCGCTCTTGCCACGCTGTTTAATAGTGTGGGTAATAACGAACAAAAGGCAAAGATGTACGCGGGCATAGCCACGTGGACGCCCGAAATGCAGAAAGCTGCCTACAAACAGGTTGAGCAAAGCGCACCTTTCGGTGCGATGGTCGGCGGGCTTTACGGGGATGGCAAGAAGGACGTAGCTTTACAGGCTCAGCATGGTGAAGACCTGTTGAAGACAGCGAGTGTAAACAAATTTAAGATCAAGTGGGAAGAAGCCATGCAGACAGCCAACACTGACGTGTTGGGCAACGTGCTGCGTGGTACGCCGGATGCCGGTCTGACATCAATAGGTATTGGCAAGGCAGAACTATATAAAGCAATCTACGCTGAGAAGTATGGTCTGGATGGTGACTTTAATCAAGCGGCATACGAGCAAATAGTTGAGCAAGTGGAAGGCGGGCAATTTGGCACGATCAACGGCACGCGTGTGCTGAAGCCGGTTGGCGTGGAAGACGGAGAGTGGGAAGCCGCACAGCCACTATTGATGGCTAACCCCGAAGTGTCTACCACGCATTTGACGCCTATGGCCAGAGACACGCGTACTGGGTTGCCAGCACCGGCTATACCGTCAGCATTAGCTAATGCACACCCAATTCGTACAGCTATAGACACATATCAGTTTTTGGACGATGCGGGGCAGTGGTTTGTAGTGCAAACGCCTGACGGCGTTCAGAGGTATGAAGCCGTATTGGACGCCAAGACGATCAAGGAGACGGCAGTACGCGCTTTTGAGCAAGACCGTTTAGAAAATCCCTATGGTAGATCGGGCATACCACCATTTACAGGTGGGCCAATGATAGCACCGGGGATAGAGCAACTGATGACACCCGAGCCGCCAGCCGCACCGGCTGCGCCAGCCGTGGACGAGACAATACCACCCGCAGCGGCAACACCGGGCGGGGGTAATCCCACGGTCCCGGTGACAGGTGCTCCACCACCCCCGCTACCGGTTAAGACGCGGGCTGTAGCAACACCGGCTGCACCGGCTGCACCAGCCGCACCGGTCAAGCCATTGCCGTTGTCGAAGGAAGGCCAAGCTACACTGGATGACACCGTATCGAGGTACGAGGCTACGCTACGCCGAAGCGGTGCAAGTGACGAGACGGTCAAGCGTCTAAGTAGCGAGTTCTCCGCGATGATGCGTGAACGTCTCGTAAGGACTGCACACTGATATGGTCGATATCCCAACCAGCCTGACTGTCAAGCATGACCCGGAGGGTGTACGGGTAAACCCTGATGACATAAGCAATCAGGGTGGTGATGAGGTAACTGGGTTTTTTACCGGTATTTTCGAGAGCTATCGCTATGAGAGTGCTGGGCAGACATATGCCTATAATGTACGCTTGGAAGACGCATATGCCGAGAACTCAAAGAAGTTAGAAGCTTTAGGCTATAAACCGCGTGATTTGTTTGCTAATCCGCTCAGTAGCTATTGGCACATCAGCCCAAATTTGCATGAAGCATCTACGTTTTTTCAGGGTTTGGTCAACGATGGTGCACCAGTTCCCGGTGTAGATGAACGGTATAAGGCAAAAACTGACTATGAAGCTAAAACACTAGCTGATGTTAGGTATAACGAACAGCTTATTAGCAACGCCATGTCTGAACACCCTGATGCTGGCCTTAAAACCCAGCAACAGATGCATCGTGAGGTTTTGGATAGCATAGCCAAGGACAGGACAACAGACCCACGCGGTGGCTTGGGTCAGTTCCTTGGTGGGCTTATCGGCGGTACAGCAAGCATCCTTAACCTCCGGTCCAACCCGTATGTGATACCAGAAGTGGGGTCTTTGGTATTTGGTGGCATAGGGCGAACCACTGCCGAGCGTTTGCTCTCTTTGGCCATTGTGGGTGCAGCGAGTAATGTAGTACCTAAATTCGGCGCACAAACAACGCTCAAGATGGCCGGTGTACCCCTTTCTAATGATGATTTGGTGTATAGCGGTGTGCTGGGTGCAATACTGGGTGCGGGTGGCGGCGGGTTGGGTGAATTGGCGATACGCAAGTCCGGTCGTGCTGCACTGAATGAACGTTATAGTTGGATGAGCATATCCAAGCGGCAGCAAAAAGCCGCGTTGCCAGAGGTACCGCCGCCAGCACCCGACATACCGGATGCGCCAGCCCCTAGACCGACACCCAGTGGCCTGCCAGCGGTCATAGCGGGCATGGAGGGTGCTCCCCCCGCCCGACTGCCGGGACTGCCGCCACCAGCGCCCCCAAGCAAGCTACCGGCGCTCCTAGCGGAACAGATACCGGTTCCCACCACACCTTCGACGGTCGCGGCGCGGGCAACCGCCCCGGTGGTCTATGCCTCAAAGGGCCAACGCGTTGGCCTCGCAATTCTGGACCGGGCAGAGACAGCCGCCGCCAAGGTCAGGAAGGCAGTGGACGCCGATCACGCCGCCGCGCAGATGGACGTACCCGGTGTGATGGCACAGGATTTGGTCCCGCCATCACGCCCATTGAGCAATGAAGCAACCATCATGCCTGACGTACGGGCATGGGGTGGTCCCGGTGCGGGTGATATACCTAAGTTATCATCGATATGGAAAGACGCACGTTACGAAAGTCAAGAGTCCATAGCCCGTAAGCTAGACCCTGAAACGTGGGGTCGATGGGATAGGGTAAACAAACGGCTACGCGAAGCTGAAGCTGAATTGCAGACTGCCACCAAATTCCATGAGGAAGGTCGGCAGGGTATTACGACCACGCTTGACAATCACGTGGCTGACTTACAGAAGCAATTTGATGCGGCTAAGACGACAGCAACGAAGCAGCGGTTAAACGAAGAGATAGCGGCAGCTTTGCAGCATCATGAAGACCTGAAAGCGACCAAGGCGGGTGGTACAGGACCACCGGCACCGGCTAGTCTGTCTATTACAGCGCGTGCTGAACGCGTCATGGCACAGATGGAGGCGAAGAAAGCAATATATCAGGATGTTGAGCGGTCAATGGCCCGCGCCAAGGGGCGTTGGGGCTTAAAGAAAGCTGAGCGGGATGCGTTAGAGGAACAGTTATTGCCGGGGTTACAAGAGCGGGTAAACTCACCGTGGCGGTGGCCTAAAGGGGCTAAGCGTAAACGACGCCCCAAGGGTGTGTCAAAGAACCCGTATGAGGCCAAGCTTCAGAAGGGGCCAACCACGACAGAACTGAATGCGGCGCGGGACGAGTTGTTTGCTGAGTTCAAGGCACAATACCACCAAGAGACGGACATACGAGCGGCAGAGGTAGCCAAGCCGGGTGACACACCGCAACAAGTTGCCACGAAGGTAAACGAAGCTGTACGCAAACAGATAGACGAAGTGGACGCCGAGAAGTTTTTCCAAGACGCAGGGGATTTCATCAAGTCGCTTGAGACAGTCAGCGATACGAGTAAAACGTCAGGCATAGGCGCGGCGCGTATGGCAATACCGAAGGGTGGTATGCCAAAAGGTGTGGAGCCACCTAAGCCGTCGCTATCGGCTGGTATGACGTGGGAACAGCTTATGAAGGAAGGCAAGTTTGAATTGCCTGACGGACAAGTTGTTTCGTTAAAGCAGGCTGTGGAGGATATCCATGGCGAGGAAGAGGCATTCAAAATCTTCAACAAGTGCGCGAGTACACCATAATGGCCAGTCCTGACAAGTACCTGAAGTGCATAGTGGACAATATGACTAAACTTGCTGGCTATGGTGAGGTACGCACCAACGCGGCCAAAGACGCGTATGCGCGTAATGTGGAGCGCAATCTTGCGGGTGGTATGACCGATAGCGAAGCACGACCGGAAGCAATGGCACAGGTCATGCGCTCACTTGAAAAGAAGGCATTGGAGAAAAAGACCAACCTGTTAGCTTCATCCAACCGGCTGGCTGAGGCGCAGTCGCGATTAGAACAATCGCTGACGATCAAGCAGTTATTTGGTACGGCAGCAAGTAAACTCTATCAGGGTCTGCGGGCTATGATGGAGTTTGATCCGCGTATGCCCTTGTCCAACAAGAATTTCGTGGCAATAGTCGAGACGCAGGCGCGTATCATGTTCTCAGAGTTTCGAGGCGTGATTGACGAGTTCTCGCGTAACTGGGCGGGCGTACAACGTGGTTCAGTGACTACCAGTGACATAGTAACAGAAATGATCAAGCCCGGTAGCACCAATAACAAGGCGGCTAAGGATATAGCCGAAGCAATCAAGCGCCGGGACAAGTGGGCTATCTCGGAAATGCGACGGCTTGGGATCACAGCCGACTTCAAAGAAGGTGAAGTGGTTTTCCACCCGGTTGGCTCCAAGCTGAGCAATATCGACAAGCAGGAGTTTATTGATGAAATAGAGCCACTGATTGACTGGACACGATCAGGGGCTGGTTACTACGTGCGACCAGCGGAGCGGGCTGAGTGGCTGAGCAAATACTACGATGCAGTGATTACGGGCGACTTCAAGGAAATGCCCAAGGCGTTTGAACAGACGGGTGGCGAGTTCGCGCGTCGATACCACAACGACCGGCTACTTCAGTTCAAGACCGGAGACGGCTACGCGCAAATGCACGCCAAGTACATGGATGGCTCATTTGTGGACACCATCCACTATTCCACCAACAAGCTAGCTCATAACATCGGAGTGGCGACCATATTTGGGCCAACACCGCTGCACACTGAGAAACAGATTTTGGCGTTAGCCAAGCGTATGGCACAAAAGCATACGCCCACCGGTTCAGCGGTGACGATCAGTGACAAGCTTTTGGGGCGGAACAACCCAAAGGGCATGGACAAGTATGTCCGCAAATACAACAATATAGCAGACATAGCCTTGTACCGGAACCCCATGGACCCGGAAAGCAGGCTTGGGCAAGTGACATCGGCTGTGTCCAATTTTCAAGTAGCGGCTATGCTGGGTAGCTCCAGCTTTGTGTCGGTACTGGGCGATCTTGGTACTATCATAGCCAATCGTCTGGCCAACCATGAACCAATTATCGGCGTGATAGGCGCATGGGGTAAAGCCATCATAGCCAACAAGGCGTCAAACCGGGATATGTTACTACTGGCGCACACCGGCTCAGAGTTCATGGGTTCCGGCATGATAGAAACGCGTTATGGCGTTGGACTGCAAGCCGGTACGACTGTCTCCCGATACGTGGCTGACAAGACGCTAAGGTTGGCGGGCGTACAGCGTGGTTTTACGGCGGCACGTGCGGCAGACACGCTTACCCGTGCCAAGGCTCTGTATGAAAGTCGCGCACTCAACTACAATGAACTTCGTGAGTTACAGGTACTGAAGCGTAACGACATCAGCGAAGCCGAATGGAAGCTCACCCAAAAAGCCATGGATAAGGGTGTGTATTCGCCGGTTGAGAATATCGGCATGTTTCGGCCCATGGACCACGTTGACGAGTTAGGCGCGGATTTAGTCACCAAGTGGCAACGTCTATTTTACAACGAGGGTAGACGTAGCGTGATGGAGAGTACGCTAGAAGCCCGCGCCATGCTGATGGGCAACGCGCGTATGGATACGGTCAGCGGTGCGTTGCGTGCGTCCATGGCCAAGTTTCATAACTTCTCTGTCACGTTATCGCTTAGCCTGTTTCGTACGCTGTTGGCGGCAGACAGCCCCGGCGCAGCTTTGATGGTAGCAGCAAAATGGGGCTTGGCCACGACAGCCGTAGCAGCAATGAGCATACAGGCAAGGAATTACTGGCAGGGTAAAGAATTTGCCGACATGCATGATCCCGAGTTTTGGCTGAAAGCCGTTTTGTCCAGTGGGGTCACGGGCTACTGGGGCGATCTTATATCAGGTGGTATGAGGGCCGATACTGGGCAGGCCATTGTGGGAACCCTTGGCGGGCCATTAGTCGCAATGCTTGGCGAAGCGAGTAACCTGACGATGGGTTCGGCTTTTGAGATCATGGATTTCAACGAGAAGTCGGGTAAATGGTCTATGGGCAAAGAAGGCGTTCATCTAGTTGATTTCATGCGAAACTACATGATACCACAGCCATGGTTTGTTGCGCCTGCCATGCAGCGTTACATACTAGAGCCGTTGCAGGAACAGATGGATAAGCAAACCATGCTGCACCGGTACAAGTCACGCAAGGGCTTTGCTAAGAGTTCAGGTACACCATATCGTAAAGGGTATGGACCGGGTGAAGGTGGTATTATTCCCGGTTTCCCCGGTTCTTAGAAAGGGTCAGCTATGGCCGTTTCCGACACAGACGTAGAACTTGAGTTCACCAATGTCGTAGCTGACATACCGATAACCATTGGCATTGAAACCAGCGGTATAGCCGGTGAAGTGTATGTCGAGTATGGTACGCTTCCTGTTGGTTCGCGGCCAACGGCTACACAGGGTTTGGACTATACAGTCGATTTTCCTCTGGATGGTAGCCTAGCTGATTTCACGATCACGCCAACAACGGAGTTGATAGACAAGCTTGCTATCGATGGTGTGAACGTCATATTCGTTGGGCGCTCTTTGCAATATACCACCGATTTTGACTATGATGACGCGTTTGTACGACAGAAGATAGTGGACGAGTTTGATCGTACGATATTCAGATTTCAGCAACTGGCTGTCAGACCGGGGCCGATTGGGCCGGAAGGGCCAATGGGGCCACCCAGCACGGTTCCCGGCCCGACAGGCCCGCAGGGGCCGCAAGGCGTGCAGGGGCCGCAGGGCGTTCAGGGGCCGCAAGGCGTGCAGGGGCCGCAAGGTCAGAAGGGTGATATCGGCAACACTGGCCCACAGGGGGCGCAAGGGCCACAGGGCGCGGCCAGCACGGTTCCCGGCCCGACAGGCCCGCAGGGAGCGCAGGGTCCGATAGGCAACACCGGGCCGCAGGGACCGGTGGGTCCGACAGGCTCACAGGGTCCGGTAGGACCGGGCGGCACGGCAATCACCACGGTGGGCGACGGACCACCGGCAAGTCCAACGCTGGGCCAACTATGGTGGGAGAGCGACACCGGTCAGATGTACATTTACTACAACGATGGCACATCCGCTCAGTGGGTGTCAGCGTTTGTGCCAGTGGGTGGTGCCGGTCTTACGTTCAACACGTTGCCAACTAATGCCGCCAACGATAGCGCCGCCGCTTCGGCGGGCGTGCCGCTTAATGGCGTGTATCGTAATGGCTCAGTCCTGATGGTGAGAACGGTATAGCCCCATGGCTTATAATTTCCCCGATAATCCTGTACAGGATCAGGAGTTCACACCACCGGGCGGTAATCAGCCAACGTATATTTGGCAATCGCCACGCTGGATCATAAAGGGCGTCCCGCCAGCCAATAGCGGTGGCATTGTTGACGCCCCCAATGATGGGCAGCAATACGGCCGACAGAGCGCCGGTTGGACGGTAATCGTAGCTAACCCAACATGGACGACACTCTCAGGCAAGCCAGCGACGTTTCCGCCAACGCTACCGATTTTGGAAAGTGATGTCACCAATCTCGTCAGCGATCTGGCTCTGAAGTCTCCACTGGCTTCACCGGTATTTACGGGTGATCCAAGAGCGCCCACACCAGCACCCGGTGACAACGACACGTCAATTGCAACGACAGCATTTGTGGCTGCGGCGACGGGCAATAGCGGCGTGGTGATTTCAGACACACCACCCGCAGCGGTACAGGGTAAGCTGTGGTTTGATAGCGTCAGTGCTCAGTTGTATGTCAGCTACAACGATGGGAACAGTTCTCAGTGGGTAGTTGCGGTCAGCAATTCACCCGACTTGTCAAAATACGTCGCCAAGGCTGGCGACAACATGAGTGGCGATCTGGCGATCTTCAAAGTCTCGCCAGCGTTGGTGTTGAAC